TATGTCTTTTTTACAAGTTGCTGCACAACCTACACTTGCCCCTTTTGCTAAGTTTCAATATGTTATTAGAGAGATTGCAAAGTCAATGGACTTAGATCCCGATAAGGTAACAAACAATATGGACGAGGCTGCAGTACAGGCAGAGTTAATGAAAGCATTTCAACAACCTGCACCACCACCTCAACAGGGTGTACCTGCAGGAGCAAACCCCAATGATCCTACAGGAGCAGGCGGTGGAACAATAGGTACAGGTCAAGCACCACTACCAAACGAACAAGGATTTAGCGGAAATGAACAACAACAGGGATCTCCTCAACAAACTGAAAATGCAGGTCAACCACAAGGACCAGTGGGAACAGTTCAATAATTACTTAGACTACCTACTAACTGAACAGCATCGTACAATGGAGCAAACAGATAGTACTACAATACTACATAGAGCACAAGGAGCAGTTATGCTACTACGTAGACTCAAAAAATTAAAGGATGAGGTAAACAATGTACAATAAACAAATGGAAATGTTTGATGATGGTGGTTTAAGAGATCAAGGTGGAACAAAAGATAAAGAATCTGGTAATGATGTACCGTCAGGTTCTCTTAAAAAAGAAGTACGTGATGACGTACCTGCTATGGTAAGTGAGGGTGAATTTATACTTCCTGCTGATGTTGTTCGGTATCATGGTTTAGAAAAACTTATGGGTCTACGTCAGGAAGCTAAAGCAGGTTTGCAGGTTATGGAAAAAATGGGTCAGATGGGTAACTCTGAAGAAGCTACTATACCTGATGACTTACCATTTGATATTGATGACATTATAATAATGGACGATGATGGTAAAAAAGAAATGGCAGAAGGTGGATTGTTATTTGCACAAGAAGGTACAGATGTACAAGATAGAGCAAAAGGTTTAGCCCCACGGCAGTCTTCTTATGATACAGTTATGGGCGGTTCAAATAAATACGACTCCAAAAGAGTAGCGTATAAAGATAAAGATGGAAAAATTGTTTATATATTAGAAGACTACATGAAAAGACCACAACAAAGTACAGAAGGTTTAACACGTGTTGAAAGTTTAAAACCTGATGATGGCAGTGATAGTGATGGTCCTATTGATGATACAGTAGTTCCAGAAGAAGAAGCTGCTCCAAGAGATACAGAGAACAGAGATAGACGAAGAGAAGAAAAAAGAATAGCTACAATTGAACGTAATAAAAAAGCACTAGCTGATTCTGCAGGTAGATTAGGTATACCAGTAGATGTGTATAGTAAGCTACCCCTAGCTTCTCGATTAGCTCTTATGGGTGAGGAAATGAAATCTATGAGTGGTGGAGAAGTAGATGCTAGTGCTGTCAAATCTGTATTAGACAATCCACCCCAAAGTGGTATAGGTGGTTTTGGTATACTAGGTAAGTTACTTGGTGGGTTAGGTTCAGGCATAGAAAAGTTTCTTGGTAAGGTAGGATTTGATGTTGATGGGGATGGTAATTTTTTAACAACAACTAAAGTAAAAGATGCTAACGGTAACTGGGTAGACAAAAAAGTAAAAGTAGAAGAAGATGGATCTGTTGCTGATGAAGAATTAAATAAAACAGAAGAATCAAATGCAGATTCTTCAACAGAAAATAAAGGATCAACAGAATATCAAGATCCTTATGAAACAGGTTCTTTTTCAGGAACACAATCGGGTATTACTAAAGATAATTTTAACGATATGAACACAGTTATGGATGAACAAGGTAATTTAATAACTAAACCTGAAACTACTAAACCTGCAACTACGGAAGTTGCTTCTGTAGATACTCCTTCTGGACTTGGTGATCTTGCAGCAGGAGATACTCAAGGGAGAGGTCCACAATTTAATTTAAATGCTACTACACCTGCATTTACTCAAGCACCTCTTAAAAATTTAGGCACAGATTTAACAGGTAATGTAGAACCAAAGTCTACTGCTATAGAAGGCGAGGGTGGTACAGGTTTTGCAGATAGATTTAGTAATAAAGAAGGTTCAAGAGATCGTTATATGCGAGATAAAGCAAGAGAAAAAAGAAGCTCAGAACGAGAAGATAAAGCAAATAAAGAACGCAAAAAGAATTATGCTAAAGCAGATAAAAAAGATAAAGAAAGATTTGAAAAAAGAAAAAGAGAATCTAAAGAATCTACAAAAAGTAAAGTAGAAAAGAAAAAAGAAGCAGCAAACGTAAGAGACTACGGCATATCAGGTCTTAACCGTGGTGGCATTATGAAAAAGAAATACCCATAACACAACACCCCATTGGCAAACCAACTCCCCACTCTAGGTGGACTACAGTTGCCCCATATAGGAGAATATTAAATGAATGAACAAGTAGAAGAAGTAGAAGTACAAAATAATCAACCACAAAAAACAATGGCATTAGGTAGTAGAAGAACCAGTAAAGAAAAAAGAAAACAAGAGGAAGAAGAACTTGAACAACTTATTGCGGAACATAACGGAGAAGCTAAAGAAGTTGCTAAAGAACCTGAAACAGAAGTTGCAGGGGAAGAAAAAACTTTTAAAAAACGCTATGGCGATTTGCGTAGACACATGCAAGAAAAAGATAAAGAAGTTCAAACTCAAATTAACGAACTTAAAAGACAACTTACTGAAACTACTCAAAAAGAAATTAAGCTTCCTAAGTCGGAAGAAGACATAGAAGCATGGGCTACACGTTATCCTGATGTAGCTGCAATAGTAGAAACTATAGCCATTAAGAAAGCTAAAGAGCAGTCTTCTGCTATAGAAGAAAGAGTAAAAGCTTTAGACGAGATGCAGTATAATGTAACAAGAGAGAAAGCAGAAACTCAATTACTACAGTTGCATCCAGACTTTAACGAAATAAAAGACGAAGATGCTTTTCATGAGTGGGCAGATGAACAACCTAAGTGGGTACAAGATGCTCTATATGAAAATGAAAACGATGCACGTTCTGCTGCAAGGGCAATAGACCTTTATAAAGTAGACATGGGCATAACAACTAAGAAAGCAAAAAATACAAGTGATGCTGCTAAGTCTGTGAATACAAAAGGAAGTAGGAATACTCCACAAACAGATGAAACAAAATCATATCTAAAGGAATCTCAAGTAAACAAAATGTCATCAAAAGAGTATGAACAAAACTCAGATGCCATCATGGAAGCTATACGTAGTGGCAAGTTTACTTACGATATATCTGGAAANGCTAGATAAAAGTGTTGACAAATAAAAAAATATNGATATAACTATATATATCNGTGGTAGTGTACAACCCCACTATGGACAACTTGTNCACTACAAATACGCAAAATCAATAAATTTTAGACTAACCTAATATCAATAAGCCCAATTAANTAATGTAGGCATACATATTTAACTGCACCTTGTTTGAATTAGCCCCTACTATACATTGTACTTTGCATCTGTTCAAAGCTAAAGGAGAAATAAAATGGCTTTTGCAACCGCAACAGGGTATGGAAATTTACCAAACGGTAATTTTTCACCTATCATTTACTCCAAACAGGTACAACTTGCATTTCGTAAGTCTACTGTTGTTGGAGATATTACTAACTCAGACTACATGGGTGAAATTTCAGGACAGGGTGATACAGTTAAGATCATCAAAGAACCAGAAGTTTCAGTGAGTACTTACGCTAGAGGAACTCAGATTACTGCCCAAGACTTAGATGACGAGGACTTTAACCTTGTTGTCGATAAGGCTAACTACTATGCGTTCAAGATGGATGACATAGAAGAAGCTCACAGTCACGTAAACTTCATGCAGCTTGCTACTGACAGAGCAGCATATCGTTTAGCTGACAACTATGACCAAGAAGTTCTAGCCTATATATCAGGTTACAAACAGGCTACTCAACATGCAGTAGGCAGTGCAGTAAATACTACGGTTAACGGTTCAGTTGCTGTAGCTACTGCAGGTACTGATGAACTTCTAACTTCAATGAAGTTACGTAAAGATTCCTTTGGAAGCATTACAACTTCATCTGCAGGAGACCANTCTATTCCTGTAGTAAANNTAACAGGTGGAGCTACTTCTGTAGGTACTGCTGCTGCTACACCAATGGTAGTTGTCAATCGTATGGCACGACTATTGAATCAACAGCAAGTAGATACACAAGACAGATGGCTTGTTATTGACCCTGTGTTTATGGAGTTACTTGGTGATGAAAACTCCAAGTTAATGAATGCTGACTACGGTGGAGCAGGACAGTTGCAAAATGGTCTTGTTCTTAACAACCTAGCAGGATTCAGAGTATATGTTTCAAGCAATCTACCTCAATTAGGAACTGGTCCAGGTACTTCAGGTACTTCTAACCAGAACACTAACTTTGGTGTTATTGTTGCAGGACATGGCTCTGCTGCTGCAACGGCTGAACAACTCAGCAAAACTGAAACATACCGTGACCCTGACTCATTTGCAGACATTGTCCGTGGTATGCATTTATATGGTAGAAAGATACTTCGTCCTGAAGCTATCGTAACTGCCAAATACAACGCAGGTTAAGGGAGGATAAAACATGGCTAATTTAGCAACCGCAGACCACGCAGCACAAGGTAATAGTGCTAGGGGGCGTTCACCCTATCTAGTACAGAACACTATTGATATTGCAGCAGCAATAACTTTAAAAGGTTCTGACTTTGCTGCCAACGATACTATGGAAGTTCTAAACGTGCCTGCAGGTACTGTAGTTCTTTCTGCAGGTATTGAAATCTTAACTCAAGTTGATGGTACTTGTACCTTAGACATGGGTTATACTGGTGCAGACCCTGCAGCTATTGATTTGTATGTTGATGGATTTGATGTAGTTGGAGGAGCAGTTGGTGCGTACTCAACAACTCCTGCTACAGAAGCTGCACAGATACAAGTTATTGGTTCAGGTGCAGGTACAGATATTATTTCTGTTAAATTTGCAACAGAAGGAGATGTTACTCTTGGTAAACTCCGTTTCTGGGCAATTATGATGGATGTATCTGATACAGGTGCAGACGATAATATTGCAGCAGAAGTTGACAGAGACTTACTAGCTTAAATCAAATAAGGGGGCAGGGAAACTTGCCCTCTTTAGCTTAATATAAGGATAGCGGATGTCAACAACGTATATAACTTTAGTAAATGACCTACTACGTAGGATGAATGAAGTTCCTCTCCCTACTTCAGGTGATGGGTTTGATACCGCTAAGAATGTTCAGGCTATAGCTAAAGATGCTATTAATAATTCAATACGAGAAATTTTACAGGATGGACATCAATTTCCATTTTTAAAAACAACTGCTACCCAAACACTTACAGCAGGTACAGGAACATATGATTTTCCTGCAGACACCGCTAGTGTAGATTGGGATACATTTTACTTACAAGCTTTATCTTCTTCAAACAATTCTGCTAAAGCTTTGTCTGTAATACCTTTTGAACAATACGTAAGATTTTATAAGTCTATAGAAGAAAACTCTGGTACGTCAGCACGTACAGCACCAAGTGTAGTATACCAAACAGCAGAAGAAAAATTTGGTGTAACTCCTCTTCCTGATGCAGCCTATGTGGTTGAGTTTGTGTACTACAAATTCCCAAGTGATTTATCTGCATACACTGATACAATGATTATACCTAATAGGTTTAAGTTTATAATTATTGATGGTGCAATGGTCTATATGATGAGATTTAGATCAAATGAACAAAGTGCTCAGATACACCAACAAAAATTTAAAGAGGGTGTTAAGTCTATGCGTAGACTACTACTTGATGATCCACTGTCTGTAAGGTCTACTGTTATTCAAAAAGCTAGTTACTCTTCTAATATGTTAAGTCTGAGTTCTTAATGGCAGATGCAGTCTCCACATTTAAATCTGTCTGCAGAGGCGGTCTAAATACTGGATCAGATGTTTTGTCTCTAGGTTCAGAATCTCCAGGTGCAGCTACACAGTTAGTAAACTATGAGCCTAACCTAGAGGGTGGATATAGAAGAATATCTGGTTTTGCAAATAACATGGGGACTGTTACAGGTGCAAGTGGTAAATCAGTATTAGGTGTGTGCGTAGCTAACGGAATACATCAAGGGATACTAGCAGCTAGAGAAGGTTCAGCAGCTAACTATCTTCATCATTGGAATTTTTATTTTACAATAGCTGTGACATCTGGTCAGGGTACAAACTTTACAGTAGGTGAAACTATAACAGCCGTAACAAGTTCAAGTGATGCCACAGCAGTTAGTGCAGAAGGAGTAGTTAAAGCTACAGCATCTGCAGAGTTAACAGTAGACTTTGGATTTAATCCTACAATAGTATTTGCTTCAGGTAATGTAATAACTGGAGTTTCATCAGAGTCTGCTACAACAGCAACAGGAGCAGCTACCAGAGTAGGTTGGGTAGAAGTAACATCTGACTTAATAGCTAATGATAGGAACGGTGTATGTGCAGCACAAACAAACTCAGGGGCTGCTAACTTAACTATTAATGGTGCATTACACTCATCTAACACAATTAACTTTACTACATCTGCAGCAGAACAACCTAGAAAAGTTACTATATTTTCAGCAGGTGGAGATGTTTCAAGTATTACGTTTACTATTACAGGTACAGATTTTTTAGGTACAACTTTAGAAGAAATTATAACTGGACCTGCAGCAGATGCTACAGTAACGAGTATAAATTTTTTTAATACAATTACACAGATAGCTTCTAGTGGTGCAGTTACAGGTAACATAGAAGTAGGTTCAGGTGCAGGACAATACAGACCTGCTAATCCTACGATGACAGGGGTAACTAAAGTACGATTTGAAAAAATTAACTTTGGTGTACCTAAAATAGTTTTAACAGATGGTATTAATCCTGCAGCTACATATGATGGAACAAACTATATACAAATAACAGATACTAATGCTCCAACAGACCCTACTATATCTGCAGAGTTTCAAAACCATTTATTTTTAACAGGTGATCCTGCAGAAGTAAGTAACTTGCATTTTAGTGCTCCTACATCAGAAACAGATTTTAGTCCTGCAAATGGTGGTGGAGTTATAAATGTAGGATTTGAAATAATAGCGATTAAAAAGTTTCGTAACGTACTCTATATATTTGGAACTAATAATATTAAAAGACTAGTGGGTGAAAACTCAGCTAACTTTAGATTAGAAACAGTTACATCAAATTTAGGTTGCCTTGCAAGAGATAGTGTGGTAGAATTAGGTGGTGATTTGCTTTTTCTTTCACCTGATGGTATTAGACCGATTGGTGGTACAAACAAAATTGGTGATGTTAATTTAGAAACAATATCTAAAAACATACAGTCAACAGTTAATAATATTATTACAGGAGAAACATTAAGTAATTTATCTTCTGTTATTATAAGGTCTAAGTCACAGTTTAGATATATGTTTTCTACATCAGGTTCAGCAGGAATTATAGGAGCACTAAGAGAATTTCAAGGTAACTACTCCTTTGAGTTTGGTCAAATATCAGGTATAGAATGTACTTGTGCAGACAGTGGTTACGTAGGTCAAACAGAATTTGTTATACATGGGGCTAGTTCAGGTAAAGTATTTCAACAAGAATCAGGTGACGCTTTTGATACAAGTAACATATTAAGTATTTATAAAACACCTTTTGTATATATGGATAATCCTGAACAAAGAAAAAATTATTACAGCACATCAACATATATGAGTGCAGAAGGAAACTTTGAAATAGCTTTGTCAGTTACTTATGATTATGATAATACAGATATTAGTACACCAGACAACCTTAGTATGATTAATACAGCACCTGGAGCTTTCTATGATAGTGGTAGTAATATAGCAGTTTTTGATACAACAGATATTTATGATGGTAATCCATCACCAGTTGAATCAGTAACCTTTTCAGGTTCAGGTAAAGCATTGGCTCTTACTTATGTTACAGACGATACAAATGCAAGCCACAGTATTCAAGGCTTCACAATTACTTATGGATTAGGAGATGTAAGGTAATGGCAGGTTATACAAGAACAAATCTAGCAGACATTCAGGCAGGTACTACTGTTAAATCTGCCCCAATTAATGCAGAATTAAATGCACTTGTTGCTGCACTACATGCTTCAACAGGACATAAACACGATGGTACAGCAGCAGAAGGTGGTCCTATAACTGCAATGCGAGATGCTGACGGTGACACTAAGATACAGGTTGAAGAGTCTGCTGATGAAGATAAAATTAGATTCGATATAGCAGGTACAGAACAACTAATAATACAAGACGGTGGTATTATACCCACTACAACTAATGACATAGATTTAGGTACAGCTTCATTAAAATTTAAAGATGCACACTTTTCAGGTGATGTAAATGTAGGAGATGACTTAACTATTACTGATGACGTTCTTTTACAGAGTGATGGTGCAGTATTAAAGTTTGGTGCAAATGATGAAGTTACTTTAACTCACGTACATGATACTGGACTTCTTCTTAACGCTGCAATGGCACTTCAGTTCCGTGATGGAAATATTAGTATAAGTTCTGTTAATGATGGCGATTTAATGATTGTTGCTGATGATGAAATAGATATTACTTCAACTCTTATTGATATTAATGGCAACGTAGAAATTAGTGGTACACTTACACAAACAGGTAACGCAACGGTAGGTGGTACTTTAGGTGTAACTGGAAATTCTACAGTAGGTGGTACTTTAGGTGTAACTGGCATAGCTACATTTACAGATGACATAATTATAGGTGATGGTAAGACTATAGGTTC